GAACGAAAAGGTTTCTGTTCCTCACGCGCCGTCGAACGGTCGGGCCTAATGACGCTCAGGAGAGTTTTATGAGCGCTGTTGCGACCCGCCCCGTGTCCATCCTGCCGACGGGCACGGCGTTTTCCCGTTTCATCATGGTGAAAGCCGCGGCGCGAGGCGATGTGTACACCGAACTCACGCTCGCGGAGAAATTCAAAGACTCACCCACGGTGTACGCAACGCTCGAACTGCAAACGAAAGCCGCCGTGGCGGCCGGCACCACGACGGATGCCACGTGGGCCGGGCCGCTCGTGGTGTACGGGATTGCGAGTGAAGCGTTGCAGCTCCTGCGCGGCGCGTCCATCATCGGCGCGCTCGAAAGCAAAATGCGGCGCGTGCCGTTCAAAGTGAAAGTGCCAAGGGAAACGGGCGCCGGCACGGGCGGTGGATGGGTCGGGCAAGGGCTCGCGACGCCCGTCGCGGCCACCGCGTACGACACGCTCACGCAGGAAGCGTACAAGGCCGCCAAGATCGTCGTGATGTCCGAGGAACTCTTGAAGCTCGGCGACCCGGACGCGGAGCGCACAGTGCGCGAGACAGTGATCGCGGGCGTCGCCGCGTATCTTGACGGGCAGTTCCTGACGAACACCGTCACGCTCAGCGCGGACCTCCGGCCGGCGGCGATTACCAACGGCGCGACGGCCGTGACCCAGACGGGCGTGACGGCGACGGCGGTCGCGCTCGATCTCGGAAGTTTAATCGCGGCGATTACGACGTCGGGCGGCGGCCTGGTGTGGATCATGAAGCCGATGACGGCCTACAACATCGCGGCGAAGTTTGCGGCGGTCGGCATGACTACGGACATTCCGAGAACCTTGCTCGGCATCCCGCTGATTCTCAGCGTGAATTCTCCGGCGCAAATCACCCTCGTCGACGCGGCGAACATCCTCTACAGCGATAGCGGCGCGATCGACGTGGACACGTCGAAGCAAGCGCTGCTCGAAATGGACGCGGCTCCTGCTGAGCCAACCGCCGCGAGCACCATCATGACAAGTCTCTTTCAGCGCAACCTGTGGGGCGTCCGAGTGACGCGCTGGCTCGCGTACCTCCGAGCACAAACAGGCGCGGTCGCTTTCATGCCGGTCACGTACTGAGATGGCGACGAAGACGATCGAGCCGGGCGTGCAATTGGTTGTCAATCACGTGTGCGCGCTGGTGGCGTACCACCTGGAGCGCCAGCACGACGCCGGCCACACGCCCGACGAGATGGCCCAGGACCGCGCGGCCCTCGTCGCGGCGTTGCGCGACCGGAGTTAGCCATGACCGACGACGAACGGGCCGCGGCGCTGCGATTCGACAAGGACGTATACGACGCGGCGTGCGTGCTCGCGCAGTCTGCGCCGCTCGACCTCAACGAGTTTCATTTCGAGCAACTCGCGATCGTGTCACCGCGGCTCGAAGCCGACGCGCGCGAGAAAGTGCGTACGGCGCAATTAGCGATCGTCCGTGCGAATCAGGCCGCGGCGCAGACGAAGGCCGCCGAGTCCGCGGCGCCTGACGACACCGATGATGGCCTGACGTGGAAACAATTCGTCGCGAAATACGCCAATGAGCCGATGACGTTAGGAACCGTGGTGGCCATCATCGCACCGCTCGAAAAGGCGTGGAAGGATATGAACGCGCGGAACGAACAGCGCAATGTGAAGATCGCCGCGCTCGAGGCGCGCGTGCTGGAGCTCGAAGCGCAAGCTGCGGCGCGGACGGTGGCGCATGTGGGCCGTTGACGACGACCGCGACGTGGAACCCGTGATCACGCTGTTCGACGGGCGCGAGGTGCTCCGCTGTGTGTTCGATCTGGTGCAGCGGCTGCACGCGTTGGGGCACACGATCACGATTGAGGCCGACGTCGTGCGGGTCGAGCCTCCGGTCGATGAAAACGTGTTGGTCATTCTCGATTCGTGTTGGCAGGATACCGCGGCCGTGCTCGACGCGGCGCGGCAGACCACGATGGCATGGCCGACCGGGCCGACCGTCACCACGATTCATTGAGCCCCAATGCCCTATCAGCCGGCGGTGCTCGGCTCGGCGCGACTCGGGAACTTCCGGCTCGGCTACGAGTCCGCCACCCTTGCCAAGATCCGCGCGGCGCGCGCGTACATCACGATCGGTGGCGTCTTCGCAAACGCGCGCGTGCGCGTCGGCTCCGTCATCATCCACGATATCCTGAACGACGCCCCGAATACGTGCAGCCTCACCATCGACACGACGGCGCCGACGGTCGGTCAGGATCTGCGCGTGACGGTCAACTCGGACGCGCCGCGGCTCTTCTTCAACGGCATGCTGCAGACGGTCGACCTGAGCTACGAAGGCAAGCCCACACAAACGGCGTGGTCCTGCACGGCGATCGACGACATGGCGCGGCTCAACGAGCGGCGCCCGTTCGGGACGTGGACGAACGTGTCCGTCACGACGATCGCGCAGTACTTGATCGCGACGTTCGCGCCGGGGTTCACGAGTACGCATGTCGCCGCGGCGCTGCCGGCGGTGACGATCACGTTCGACGGGACTGAAGCATTCAGTGCCTGTCTCGGTCGCCTCGCGACGGCGATCGGGGGGTATTTCTTCGTCGAGGATCTGGACCTCTGGTTGTTCACGACGGACCCGAGCGGCGATCCGCCCGATCCGCTCGACAGCACACCGGGGCGCTTCCTCGACGACCCGCCGATCACGATCAGCACCGACCGGTCGCAACTGCGGACACGGCAAACGGGCAAAGGCCACGGCGAGACGGTGCCCACGGACATCGCCGCGGGCGAGACGATCATCCCGCTGGCCGATGCCGTGATGTTCAATCCGCTTGGCGGCTTGGCGATCGCCGGCACGACCTCGGACGGCGCACAGTCGCAGATCCTGACCTACACCGGGATCCGCCTTGGTGGCGCCGGGACACTGGTCGGGCCGGGCGCGGCCCCGAGCGCGGCACCGGTCGTGACGCGGCAGGCGGGCAGCGGCATCGAGAATGGGGTGCATAAGTACGCGTATACGGACGTGACGGCGGCCGGCGAGTCGTTGCCATCCCCGCTCGCGAGTGTGACGCACGAGACACCGGCGGCGCCCGGCGCCGTCACGGCGACGGCCGTGACGGATACCAGCCACGGCTCCTCGGCAGCGGCGCCGGGGATGCACTGGAGCTACAAGATTACCGCCGTCGACAGCGGGGGTGTGGAATCGGCGGCGAGCGTCGCCAGTAATACCGTGACGACGGCCGTGTATCCCCCCGCGCCGTATTTGGGCCAACCGGTCTTAATTCCACTGCCCACGGGTCCGGGCATGACGGCGATCCGCATCTACCGCAACACCGATAACGGCTCGACGTGGTCCCGCCTGGGCGATCCGGCGCTCGGTACGAGCCTCGGGTACGACAAGACGCCCGGCTCGACGTTCCTGGATCCGTGGGCCGACAGCCAGATCACCGGGAACCCCACGGCCCCGAGCGCGACGGCGTTGAACCAAAGCGCCCTCTCGGCGATTGCGATTGGCGCCGCGGGCACGACGTCGCGGTGGATCTATCGCACGGCGGCCAACGCGGCACAGCTCAAGCGCCTGCATCAACTCGCGGACAATACGACGACGGTCTGGACCGACAGCGCGGCGGACGCGACGCTCGGCGCGAATGCCCCGACGAGCGATACCTCGGGGCTCACGCAACCCTTGGGGCAAGTCACGGCCGGGTCGACGTCGCTCCCGACGGCGAGCACCGGACCGTTCGCATCGACGGGCGGGTGGCTGCTGCTCGGCGCGAATGCGATCCGCTATACCGGCATCAGCGGGAACAGCGTGACGGGGATTCCGGCCAGTGGCCCCGGCGCCATCCTCACCACGGTCACGTACGGCACGCAGGCGTTGCCGGCGCCGTCGCTGACGGGCGTGACGGGCCTGACGCTCGCGATGGCCAAGGGGACGCCCGTCCACGTTTGGGTGCAACGGAATGACCTCTCGGCGCAAGCGGATCTGATCGCGCTCGACGCGGCACAGGGCCGCGTCTCGACGGGGATTGTCGAGGGCCCGCCGATCGTCGATGAGCGCCGCGGCGAAGCGTCGCTGATTGCGCTCTGCGACGCGACCCTGGTGCTCTTCAGCCGGCCGCTCGTCACCGTCACGTACGCGTCGCGCGATGTGAAGACGCGCAGCGGGAAACCGATCGTGATCGATCTGGTGTCGCCAGCGATTGATACCACGCTGACGTTGCAGGAAGTCACCATTAGCGAAATCGACGTGGCGCCGGGCCTGCCGCCGAAGTTCACGGCGACGGCGAGCTCGGTTCGGTTCTCGCTGGAGTCACTCTTGCGCGGGCTGCTACCATGAGCGACCCGATCGCGTTTCGGCCGCGGGCTGTCGCGAGCACGGTGCCAGGCGGGAACCGTCGTCAAGGCGACGTCTTCTCGATCACCGTGACGCTCGGGCCGTTTGTCGTCGGCTCGCCGCCTGTCTGGGCGGACGTCGCCGCGATGATCCTGGCGGAGTGCCAACGCGAGTACGAGGTGCGGGTT